ATGTTGCCTTGTCATCATCTTGAACTATGCGTCCTTTACCAATAGGATTCTCCCATTTGTGAGACCATACCATTGGTACTTCGCCTTCTAAACCTTTAAATGATTTTAGTGAGTTTGGTAAAACTACATCTCCGTCAGAATCTACATTATTAAATACAGAGAAAACTGCTTCTACTTTGCCTTCCATATCGGTATCTAGTGCAAAGTCTATTGATTTAAACTCTTTGTCCATTATTCTTCTTCCTTTTCTACCCACGCTTCGTTTTCTTCTGTGTTTGGGTCGTCTGCAATAAAGTGTCCTTTATCATTCCTTGCCCTTACTTTACTAGCTTCTTGTAATTTTTTTTCTTTTTCGGCTTTTGTAATTTTAACAAGCGTACCTTGTTCAATTAACCATTTAAGACTTTTTTGTGGAATACCTTTGCCGTCAATAAAATCGCCTTCAGCAAAATATTTATCTTTGACAGTTATTCCGTTCATCACTTCATACATTATGTAATTATCTCCACGCTAAATTCTACGCCTAAGTAATCAATACTATTTACAGTATAAACACCATAATTAGACGCTTCAACAACTCTAGCAGAACTTACCACTCCACCTAAAGTTGTATCTCCTTCAATAGCTGATTTTACACTTGTACTTCCACTTCCGTCTAAATAAGAATCTAAAGAATCCTGCGAGAGTTCTGCATCTACTCTTGAAACATACATATAGATTGGAATGTTGTAGGTGTCTGAGCCACGAGCCATTGTAGAATCATATTCTAATGAACTCATCACGCCAACAACTGCCGTAGGTGGCTCAATAGAATCAGGTACAAAAGAAAATATACTTAATCCTGAGATTGTTGCTAATCGTGTTTTTAA